CAACAGAACTTGCAAAACTATATGTCATTGGTATATGGCAACCCATTAGGACGAGTGGGTTCGACTACCGCATCTGGTGCTGCTGATGCTTCTGCGTTCCAGAAGTTGTTAGGTACTGCTGCTACTGCTGGTGGTTTGTATAAAAATTTAGGCGGTTCTACTGGCATTAGTAATTTATGGAATAGCGGTAGCAATTGGTTAAACAATAGCCCAACAGCCACATATAACGCAGCAACTACTTTTGCTGATACTAATCCACTTGGCTGGCTTGATTTCTAAGGAATAACATGGCTGGACTATTAGACATTTTCGGGACAGGCGGTGCAGACACAATGGGTCTGCTAGGTATGTCACCTGCTGACGTTCAAAGCAATCGTGATGATGCACAAGCGCAAGCCTTGTATGCCCTAGCTGGCAGATTGTTTGCAGGTGGTAATACAGGTCAGTCTATTGCTGAAGGTTTGCAACTTGGTCAGAAAGCCTATAAGGGCAATATGACTGAGGCTATGCAAAGCCAATTGCAGAACTACCAACTGCAAGAGTTAATGAAGAAAAAGAAGATAGAAGAACAAGTAAAGAAACTTGCGCCATTTACATTGAATGAGCAAGTCACCAGAGAAGCTATGCCAGCACAAGCGGCACTTTATGGGAAACCAACAGATTACCCACTTCTTGATGATGAAGGTAATGTTATGCCAGAAGCAAGCATTATCCCTGCTAGACCTGCTGAAACTGCTCTTGTTCCAAACCAAGCAGTTATTGGTAAATTGCAAGAGTTGTTGCCATTCAAGGATTTTGAGAACTTGATGCAAGGCATTGAGCGTAGGCAGAAACTTGGTCAACCTGATTACATGACTGTTGACAAAACTATTTTTAAGAAAACTCCGTCAGGTCTTGAGCAGGTTTACAAGGGTAACGACTATGTTACTGTTGATGGTGCTATTTACCTAAAAGACGACACAGCCAAAAATGGTTTGAAATTAGCCGTGGACAGAAGTGGTAGATTTACTGGTGAATTTGCAAATCTTGCTTTAGGTAAGTTTAAAACAGATAACCCACAAAGTCTTGATTCAACGCAATTTAATGAATTGCTAACGATGGCAAAAGACCTTAAAAAGTCTGGTAAGGGTGGCGACATTATCAATTACCCTGCTGGTGCTGTTCCTGTTGGGAAAGAAGGTCAAAATGCTCTTGATAAAGCGGCATTTACTACAGGTGACCGACTTGCACGATTGAACAGGATTGAAACATCCTATGACCCTAAGTTTCTTGAAACTAAATTTAGAAGCGTACAAGATTACAGGGCAATTGGTGAAAAGTTAGGATTGACAAAACTTACACCAGAGCAGAAGCAACAGTTATCAAATTACACACAATTCACTCAAGATTCAATTCGTGAGTTAAACAATTACATTGTTGAGGTTACTGGCGCAGCAATGGGTACTGGTGAAGAAGCAGACCGAATTAAAAAGGGTATGCCTAATGTTGGAAGTGGATTATTAGATGGCGATAGTCCTACACAATTCTCTGCAAAACTTGCTAATACATTAAAAGACTTGCGTACTATGGAGGCAAGACTTCAATACATTAAAGCAAATGGCTTGAAAGTTTTAGACATACCGCTAGACAAGATGCCAGAAATCATGCGACAACGTGAACAGGCTTTGATTACTTCTCTTGGTTTGGATGTTAAAAACCCACAAGATAGAGCAGTATTGAAAAGCCGCCTAGCAACTGAATTTGGCTTAATGAGGTAATCAAATGTCTGTTGTTGATGAACTGTTAAGTGGTAGCACAGAGGAAGAACGTAAGCGTTTTCCTATTAGCACAAGCATAGTAGATGAGATTCTGTCTCCAGCTAATGCGCCTAAAATTTCTATTCGTGATGAAACCATCATCCCAAAAAGCACAGCAGCAGGTGGTGCTAGTGCATTAACAGCGTTAAAGGCTGGTGTTCCTACTGACAAGCAAGCTGCCATCAAGATATTCGCACAGGCTCGTGGTATTCCTGAGAGCCGTTATCGTGTAGTTGGTGACGAGATTGTTTACCAAGCAAATGATGGTCAATATTACAAAGAGATTCCTAGCATCTTTACCAAGCCAATGACTGCTGCTGGCTACTATGCGCCTGATGTTCTTGAGGCTGCACCAGACATAGCTGCGGGTATTGCGACAAGCCCCATGTTGCTGACTGGCCCTTTAGGTGTAGCAGGTAGCGCAGCCATTACAGGTGGCGTTGCAGCAGGTACTAATGCAATCCGTCAGTCTCTTGCTGGCTTACTTGGTGACCAAGAGTTTTCTGGTGCTGATGTTGCCAAGCAGGGATTGATTTCTGGTGGTATGCAAGTATTACCATTTGGCGTTGGTAAGTATTTAGAGCGTAATATTGCAAAAGACATTGGTAAAGTAAATACTAAAGAAGTTGCAGACTTAACCCAAAAAGCAAAAGACTTGGGGATTCAGTTAACCCCTGCTGAGTTGACAAACCTACCATCACTTAAATCACAACAAAAGGTTCTTGGAAACATTGTTGAAAGTGCTGATACGCTTGGTGACTTCTATTTGCAAAGATATAAAGAGCAAGTTCAACCTGCTGTTAATAAGTTTTTGAGCAAGATTAGCAAAGTAGATGACCCAATGACTGCTGGCTATCGTGGTCAACAAGCATTGAAGGATAGGGTTGTTCAGCTAGAACAAGCTAGAGAAGAAGGCTCTGCGCCTTTGTATCGTGCGGCTTTTGAGCGTTCTGTTCCTGTCGATGTTGCACCCATTGTTAAAGACATTGATGCAATGCTAAAGATTGCCAAGGGTGATGAATTAAAAGCCTTGCAACGAATCAAAAACAATCTGTATCGTGAGAAGCCATCCTTTAACGCACAAGGCGATGAAGTGATGGTTAAGACATTTGAGGACAGGCTACCTGCATTGCAGAGAGCAAAGTTTGACATTGACAAGATGTTTAAAGAAGAATCTTTTTCTTCTATGGACAATGTTATTCAAGGTGAAGTTACAAACATCAAGAATCGTTTGATTCAATCTATGGGTAAAGACAACCCAATGTATCTTGAAGCAAACAAGGCTTTTGAAGAACTATCACAGCCACTAAATGCTTTTGCAGAAAGACGAGCAGGGCAATCACTTACAGCAATCTCTAAAGACAACTTAAATGATTTGGCTACTCGTTTGTTTGCCAACGCCTCACCACAAACTGTTCGCTATACAAGGCAACAAATCCAAGCTGTAAGCCCAGAGGCATGGAACGATGTGACAAGAGCCTATTTACAGACGCAATGGGAAAAGGCTATGAAGCCTCGCATTGGTGCTAAAGAGCCTCGCATTGACGCTGGTGCTGATTGGAAAGTAATGTTAATGGGCGACAGCAAGTCACAAAAGGCTTTGCTTGAGGCACTTGGCCCACAACAATTCCAAGCATTGAGCAACTTAACACAAGTGCTAGAAGCAGCAGGTAGGGTTAAGAAACTTGGTTCTGATACTGCTTTTAACCAACGAGCGTTGAAGGAAATGGAAGATAATGCACCAAGTGCTTTGGCAGCGTTTGCAAAGGTTACTGGTGGTGTTCTTACTCCACAAAAATATGGTCAGTTTTTCCGTGATTGGGCAACAGAAAGAGCGTTCTCTGCAAATGCTGAACAGTTAGCCAATGTGATTACGAGTAAAGATGGTATGAACAGATTGCGTGAATTAAGAAAAATGTCACCAACAACCCCTAAATTCATTTCTGGTTTGGCGCAATTAGCAGCAGACTATGGAATGATTGGTAGCACCTTACAAGAGGACTAACATGGCAAAGACCAAGATTTCAGAATACAGCAGTACCGCAGGTAACAATACTGACATTAACAGTATTAACTTAGCGGAGGGTATGGCCCCATCTTTGGTCAACAACGCTATCCGTCAATTGATGGCTCAGTTAAAGAACTTTCAAGATGGCTCTGCTGCTGACAATGTAACTGTAGGCGGTAACTTATCTGTTACTGGAACATCTACGCTGACAGGCACTTTAACGGCTACGGCTGGTCTGTCAGGCCCACTCACATCATCGTCTGCCACTATTACTGGTGGAACTATCAATGGTGCGGTGATTGGTGGCTCATCTCCACAAGCTATCACAGGAACTACAGTAACAGCCTCCACAGGCTTTGTAGGCGGTTTAACTGGTGCTGTAACTGGTAACACTACAGGTACACACACAGGTGCTGTAACAGGCAATGTAACTGGTAACCTGACAGGCAATGTCACAGGTAATGTAACTGCTGCCTCTGGGACTTCTACGTTCAACAATGTAACCATCTCTGGTGCATTGGATATGGATAGTGGTACATCGGCTACTATTACTGGTCTTGCTACACCTACCAATTCCTCAGATGCTGCTACCAAAGGTTATGTAGATACTGCTGACGCTTTGAAGCTGAATCTAACTGGTGGCACTCTGTCTGGTGCTTTAGCGATGGGTACAAACAAGATTACAGGTCTTGGTACTCCTACGGCTGATGCTGATGCAGTAACCAAGTCTTATGTAGATGCTATTGCTCAAGGTATTGATGCCAAAGCCTCTGTGGTTGCTGCTTCTACTGCTAACATTACGTTATCTGGCGCACAGACCATAGACGGAGTTTCTGTTATTGCAGGTGACCGAGTATTGGTTAAAGACCAGACTACTGCTTCTAACAATGGTATCTACTTGTGTGCATCTGGTTCATGGACTAGAACAACTGATGCTGATACATACGCTGAATTGGTGGCTGCTTACACCTTTGTTGAAGGCGGTACAGTAAACGCTAATAACGGATTTATCTGTACTATTCCAACAAGTGGCACTTTAGGTAGTACATCAATTACCTTTGCTCAATTCTCAGGTGCGGGTCAGGTTACTGCTGGCACAGGCATGAGCAAGACAGGTAACACGCTTAACGTGAACACAGCATCAAGCGCACGAATTGTTGTTGGCGCAGATGAGATTGACTTAGCTACAACTGGCGTTACTGCTAGTACATACAAGTCTGTAACTGTTGACACATTTGGACGTATCACAGCAGGTACGAATCCTACGACTATCTCTGGTTATGGTATTACAGATGCTTACACAAAGACTGAAGTTGATACTTCTCTGAGTGGTAAGTTATCGACTACTGGTGGCACGATGAGTGGTGCTATTGCGATGGGTACGTCTAAGATTACTGGATTGGGTGACCCTACCAATAACCAAGACGCTGCCACTAAGACTTATGTTGATGGCATCTTAGGTAGTGCAACATCTGCTGCTACAAGTGCTGCTGCTGCTGCGACTTCAGCCTCTAACGCTTCTACTAGCGCATCAAATGCCTCTACAAGCGCAGGAAACGCATCTACAAGCGCAACAAACGCTGCTGCTAGTGCTACCGATGCTGCTAACACTTACGATGCCTTTGATGACCGATATTTAGGTTCTAAGAGTTCTGCGCCATCTGTAGACAATGACGGAAACGCTTTGCTCACAGGTGCTTTGTACTGGAATACATCGACTAGCAATCTGTTTGTGTGGACAGGTTCTACATGGACTAACGCTGCTTTCACGGCAGGTGGTTTTGCTACCTTGACAGGTACAGAAACCTTGACAAACAAGACATTGACAAGCCCTGTCCTGACTACTCCTCAGTTGGGTACACCTGCTAGTGGTGTTTTAACTAATGCTACAGGTCTTCCTTTAACCACAGGCGTAACAGGAACACTTCCTATCGCTAATGGTGGAACAGGCGCATCTACTTTAGCAGGTGCTAATATTCCTGTTGTCAATGTAGCCAACACCTTTACTGGCACACAAACATTCTCCGGCACTTCATCAGCTACAGCCATTGTTCTAAACGATGCAGCAGAGGTAGCAACAGTATCAGCAACAGCCGCTACTGGAACTATTAACTACGACATTACAACTCAGTCAGTCTTGTATTACACAAGTAACGCAAGTGCAAACTGGACAGTTAACTTTAGAGGCTCTAGCGGTACTTCACTGAATACTTTGATGAGTACAGGTCAGTCAATGACTGTAGCTTTCTTGGTTACTCAAGGCTCTACTGCTTATTACAACTCTGCTGTGCAAGTTGATGGCACTACATCTGGAGTGACTACTAGGTGGTTAGGTGGTGCGCCTACTGCTGGTAATGCAAGTGGTATAGATAGCTATCGTTATTTGATTATCAAGACAGGTAGTGCGACTTTCACAGTCTTGGCAAGCAACACACAATTTAAGGCTTAAACCATGCCATTACAAGCAACTTCTGGTGCGGCTAGTTACGATGCCTTTGGTGGTGGTGCGGTTGCTGTACCTCAGTACATTGAGGATGTATTTAACACGTATCTTTACACGGGTAACGACACTACACAGGTCATTACCAACGGAATTGATTTGGCTACCAAGGGTGGATTGGTTTGGAATAAAGGTAGAGATGCTGCAACTAATCACATTTTGGTTGATACCGCCCGAGGTACATCATCTGGACTTATAACAAATGTAACAGATGCGGCTGGTTCGTCTAGTGGGTTTACATCTTTTGATACTACTGGTTTTACTTTTGGTGGTGGGGCTGGTGCTCGTAATAATAATGGCACACTCTACTGCTCATGGACATTCCGCAAGCAACCAAAGTTCTTTGATGTTGTCACATGGACAGGCGATGGAGCTGGAAATCGTTTGATACCACACAACTTGGGCAGCGTACCTGGATGTTTTATTTTTCGTGCATATAGCGGTGCTGCTAATTGGATTGTTTACCATCAAGCCCTTGGTATTTCGTATTACGGAACACTAAACAGCACAGAAGAGTTTTATAACAATGCTATGAGTCAAGGATTATGGACGCAAGCTCCTTCATCTACTAATCTTTATATTGATTCTAATCGGAACGCATCAGGTGTCTCCTACATAGCTTACATATTCGCCCATGACGCAGGAGGCTTTGGCCTAACTGGTACAGACAATGTGATTTCATGTGGGTCGTTTACAACTGATGGTAGCGGTAAAGCGACTGTAACGTTAGGATATGAGCCACAATGGTTATTAATTAAACCTACAAACAATAGTACGCAAGATTGGCGAATCGTTGATTCAATGCGTGGTTTTACAGTTGATAGTCAACCTGATGCAGTTCTAAATCCAAATCTTTCATCCGCAGAAGGTTCTAATTCCATTGTATTTCCAACAGCAACAGGATTTGGTGTTAATGGTTTAGTTGACACAACAACTTGGATTTACATAGCCATTCGTAGAGGCCCTATGAAAGTGCCTACAAGTGGGACTAGTGTGTTTAACGCACTTTTAAATACTGGAACTGATACCGCAAAAAACGTAACAGGAACAGGGTGGCCTGTCGATTTAGCATTTACCAAACTACGTAATGCAAGTGGAATAGATGTGGGCGTTTTTGATAGGTTGCGAGGTGTTCGTAAGGTGTTTTCATCGGCGGCAAGTGCTGAAAGCACAGGAGTTGACGCAATAACTGGTTTTGATGTAATGAATGGAATGGCTATTGGCGTTGACAGCAACTTTGCTTTAACTAATCGAGCACCAAACATCTATGTATACGAGTGCTTTAGACGTGCCCCCAGCTTCTTTGATGAGGTTTGCTATACAGGGACGGGAGTTGCAAGGACTGTGACGCATAATTTGGCGGCAGTGCCTGAGTTGATGATTATTAAATCCAGAACAGCTACATGGAATTGGGCTGTTTATCATTCAGCATTAGGAAATACACAATGGATACTTTTAGATAGCGATGGAGGCCCAGTTACACAATCTAATGTGTGGAACAATACAAGCCCTACTTCTTCTGTGTTTACAGTAGGGTCTTATGGAGGTACAAATGCAAGTGCAGGTAATTATGTAGCCTACCTCTTTGCCACTCTTGCTGGTGTTTCCAAAGTAGGCTCATACACAGGTACTGGAACAACTTTACAAATTGATTGTGGCTTTACAGGCGGTGCAAGGTTTGTCCTTATAAAGCGTTCGCAAGATGGCTTTAGTGGCGACTGGTATGTATGGGATTCAGCCCGTGGAATCGTAAGTGGCAATGACCCTTACTTGCTATTAAACAGCACAGCCGCTGAAGTAACATCTACAGACTACATTGACACCTATAGCGCAGGGTTTGAGATTAGTTCAACTGCGCCATCTGCCATCAATGCAAGTGGTGGCTCATTCATCTTTTTAGCAATTGCTTGAGGTAATTAAAATGCAAGTACGAATTCAATCAACTGGACAAGTCATGTACGAAGCAGAATTTCGTGCATACACAAAAGCCAATGGTGGCCCATCATGGGACACAACAACAACTAAAGTCTTAACGGCTTTGGGTGCTGATGTAGTCTTTGAAGGCGCACAAGCAACAGGTGGTACTGTTAACCAATACTCTCAAGCCTCTGGTGTTGAGCAAGTAGATGGTAAGTGGTACACCAAATATATCCTTGGCCCTGTGTTTACAGATACTACTGTTGATAGCGTAACAACCACAGCCCTTGAGCATGAGACTGCTTATAAGGCTCAGAAGGATGCTGAACAGGCTAAGAGTGTTCGTGCTTCAAGAGATGAAAAACTAAAAGACTGTGATTGGACACAAGTAGCTGATGCTCCTGTTGACAAAGCAGTATGGGCTACCTATCGTCAAGCCTTGCGT